AGGGAGATACTACCGAGGCATCTACGCTCCCACAATCTTGGTGATTTAAATGGCTAATCTCACTGCTTCTGCTGGCGGTAATGGCGTGGCTGGAACTGTAACTTCTGCTGGTTTGGTTGATCTGATTGATGATCAAACTGGTACTTTGGCTGCAGGCACTTTCTCTATTGAAGGTCTTGCTGCTGATGGTGAAGGTGTTGCTGTTCGTCACTCTGTTGCACGTACTGCACAAGGTTTCGGCAGTTCTGTTGCTGCATCGGAAGTTTATTCCGTAACCCAAGGTCTGCGCTTTGCTTACCCTGGTGTTGAAGCTGACAGCCCTGCTGTAACTCGTACTGATCTGGTTATCTGATCTTTTATTATATGGGGACTCTTTCGGGGGTCCCTTTTTTTATTTACAACCATGTCGTTCCCCACTACTTTTGATTCTGAGACCGAACTCTCCAGCGTAAACTCAATACTGGGGATCATTGGTCAAGCCCCAATTACTTCATTAGAATTTACAAATCCTGAAGTTGCTTTTATTTATCAATTACTTAATGAAGCAAGTAAAGATATTCAAAATGAAGGTTGGATTTTTAATACAGAGTTACATTATCCTTTAGAAAAAAATGAGGATAATAAAATTCCTATTGCTAACAACATGCTGCGTGTTGATATTAGTGATGGTCAGGTAAGTAAATACTACGATCCAATTAAACGTAATGGATTTTTGTATGATAAAGTAAATCATACTTATGAATGGGAAGATGACATTACGGCTGATATTGTTTGGTTCTTTGAGTACGAAGATCTACCGTCAGTATTTAAACGCTATGCAACCTATAAAGCTGGTACCAGAGCTGCAACTCAAATGGTAGGTAACCCCCAATTGGCACAACTTTTAGCTGCTCAAGAAGTTCAAGCAAGAGCTGCTTGTATGGAGTACGAATGCAATCAAGGGGATTATAATATGTTTGGATTTGGTCATAACACAAGCTATGTTTCTTACAAACCCTACCAAGGACTTAATCGAGTAGTATGACAAGCATTGCCCAAAAAGTTCCTAGGTATATCCTAGGCATGTCGGATCAACCCGATGAATTAAAAGTTCCTGGGCAAGTACGTGATGCTCAAAATGTATTACCCGATGTAAGTTTAGGGTTACTCAAGCGTCCAGGCACTAAATACATAAATCAACTAACTAGTACTAGTACTGGTACGTGGTTTCACATTAATAAAAATAATCCTTTTACTAATGTTGAACAGTATATCGGTCAAATTACATTTGATGGGAAGGTAAGAATTTGGGATATCAATACAGGCAAACGTATGAATGTTTGCTATACTACTGATTTTCTTCAAATTCAAGATCAAGGTAGAAGTGTTGTTGGTTATGATTCTAGTCTTTACACAAAAGTTTGTGGAGACGACGATACTGAAGATTACTTTATTCATGAAACAAATAACGATTTAGGTATTCTTACTGTTAATGACTATACGTTTGTGACCAATCGTAAGATTGCTCCAACGATGGCATCTAGCGAAGTACAGGATCGTCCTTATGAAGCGTTTGTTGAATTACGTGCGCTTGCTTATAATCAAAATTATATTCTGGATTTTAGTGATCCAGGTGATGAAACCATTCCAGAAACTGTAGAATATACCACAGCCAGCAAACTTAGTGTTGCTCCTGTTGGTTGGTCTTTGAATACTTCTGCTAGTAATGGTGGTTGTGCTCGAGCATTTTATGATTCACAAACTAATGTTAGTGATGGCAGTGCGACCGGCCTGTCATTCAATGTAACTTCTAGTTGTACAGCTGTACCAGATGGTAAAGGGTACTACAACGAAAACTATTCACTAACTATTTCTCTTGTTAATGGTGGTGAGAATTGGCAAAAAGGTCAATCATTTGAATACACGGCTGGAGGGTTTAACCCTATTCGTGTTACTGTAACAGAAATTTCCACAACGTCAGTTACTGCTGTCAATCCTAATCGTGCTCAATATACATTTAGTAGTACTTCATCTCCACTTGATGCTGATCAAGCTCTGCAAGATTTAAAAGCAGACATTGAAGGTTTTGGTGAAGATTTTACAGTAGAAATTATTGGCAATGGTTTGTACATTACTCGTGACACTCCATTTAATCTATCTACTCCTGACCCAACTTTGATGACGGTTATTGGTACTGGAAATGATGGCATAGTTGTTCGTACAGATTCTGGCGGAAATTCTATTGAAACTGAGCTACACATTACTGGTGTTAATAATGTTTCTCAATTACCTTATCAATGCAAGCATGATTACATTGCGAAAGTAAGGAATAGTTTTGAGCAGGAAGACGATTACTATGTTCAATTTAAAGCTAATAATAATGTAAGTGGTCCTGGTACATGGGAAGAGTGTGCCAAACCAGGCATTGATCATAGCTTTAACCCAGCTAGTATGCCGCATTGTATTCTGCGAACATCTGATTCAACTTATGATGAAGATGGGGATATCATTGCAAACTTTATTGTTGGTCAAAATTCTTGGGATCCTAGAATAGCTGGGGATGAAATTACAAACCCACGTCCTAGTTTTGCACCTCAACCAAATAGTAGATCTGGTAGACCAATTAAAAACATACTGTTTTATAGAGATCGACTAGTATTTCTCAGTGATGAGAATGTTGTGATGTCTAGAACAGGAGATTATTTTAATCTTTTTGGTAAATCTGCTCTAACAGTTGCAGCTGATGACCCTATTGATATTGCTGTTAGTAGTACTATTCCAGCGTTGTTGCACGATGGTTTAGTTGTAGGGGCCGGTCTTTTGGTTGTAAGTCCTAATCAACAGTTTTTGCTAAGAACTGACAACGACCTACTGTCTCCACTTACAGTTAAAGTTAGTAACATTGGTGGTTATAGTTTTAATGCTAATACTCGCCCAGTTGGACTTGGGACTAATGTTGGGTTTTTCAGTGATACTGGTTTGTACAGCCGTTTTTATGAAATGGTAGACATTACTGTTGATAGTGTCCCTGAAGTTGTTGAACAAAGTAAAACAGTTGGAACTTTACTTCCACAAAATTTAACTCTAATTGCTGATTCAGAGGAAAATGATTTAATCCTTGCTTGTGAAAGGAACAGTAATGAAGTTTGGTGTTATAAATATTTTAATACTGGTGAAAAACGCGCACTTAGTTCTTGGTTCCGTTGGACCATGCTTGGCACAATAATTCATCATGCTATTATGAAAGATAGTTATTATGCTGCTTTAGAAGATGATGAGGGTAATGTACATTTAGTTCGAGCTGATATCCGTCCTTTGCGTAATGCTACTACCATTACAGATGCAAATTTCCGAATCCATTTTGATTATTATGGATCGGTTGAAAAGGAGGATATGACATACAATGAAAGTACTAATGCTACTACGTTTACAATTCCTATTCCAATTTTTACTGGAGAGGAATTAAAAGCCTTTAGTTTAGGAACAGAAGCTGGACGAATTGGTGACATTACTATTGATGGATCTACTGGTAGTTTGATTGGTGATTGGACAAATGAAGATATTGCGTTAGGGTATACTTTTAATATGAAAGTTATTTTCCCAACAATTTATCCGATATCAAAAAGTGGTATGTCTGGATTAGTTCAATCAGATACTCGTGGTTCTTTGATTATATCTAGAATTAAATTAAGTCTTGGTGACTCTGGTTATTATGAAGCGACTCTTAAAGCATTAGGACGAGAAGATCGAACTATTACATTTGAATCAGCTATTCTAGGCGAGTATGAAGCAAACAGAGTTGCTATTAATGAAGGAACTCTAAGGACTATGCCTGTCTATGATAGAAATATTAATTTTAGATTAGAACTTACTTCTAAACATCCTTCACCTACTACCCTATATTCTATGGAGTGGGAAGGTAATTACACCCCTATGTATTACCAAAGTGTCTAAGTATATCCATCCTGCTACGGTTGAGGCTGCTATTGAGGTAGCCTCTAACCTACGCTACGAGGACCGTAGAGAGCTGGTAGAAGGTTGGGGCCTAGATCCTATCGAAGCCCTAACCGAAGCCGCTTCTAGACCCTTCTGCGTGTATTTCACAATGCCTAACGGCAAGACTGCCGGTATGGCTGGTATTGATGAAGGAGTTATTTGGATGCTATGCACCGAAGCAATTCATGAATACCCGTTGACTTTTGCGCGGGAAGCCAAACGATTTATTGATAGCAGAAAAGAGAAGCTGCTTTATAATGTTGTGGATGGTCGAAACCACGTACACAT